ACTCAATACCAATAATAAAGCCTTAGATAATATTGAAAAACTTCTTACATCTTGCAGAGGTTCTTTAATATTTACAGGGGGTAAATACAAATTATTGATTGATGATACAGGTACAGCAGTACAAACTTTTGACGAAGATAATATTGTTGGTGCTTTTGAATTAGCTTTGGGTGGTAAAGAATACAAAGCCAATAAAGTAAGAGCAAACTTCTTTAACAAGAATCGTGATATGCAAGGTGATTTTGCCATTGTCGAAAGTTCAACATTTAAAACAGAGGATAATGGTTTGAGTCTTGAAAGAGCCATAGAACTTCCATTTACAGATCAAATGGAAAGATCGCAAATGATTTCTACAATCAACATGAAACAATCAAGGCAATCTTTGGTCTTTAATTTCACATCAACTATAGAAGGACTAAGAGCAGAAATAGGTGATGTTGTTTTTATTTCATTAGAATCTTTAGGATGGAATACACTAAATTCTAATCAGGGTAAGAAGTTTAAGATAATGAAACTTTCTATAAAAAATAATGATGAAGTAGGCATTACTGCAAGAGAATATGATGATGATGTTTATGATTTCGGTTTGATACAAGCAGAAGATACTTCGCCAAATACAAATTTACCTAATTTTTCATTTGTAGATAAACCAACAATATCTAATCCTACAGAAGAATTGATAACCACACCGCCAACATTATTTAATAGAGTGACTATAAATTGGACTCAACCTAACAAATCTTCTGTTGAATCTTATGAAATAGGTATCAATAGACTAAATGCAGTACGCTTTTCAAATAAAGATAGCTATGATTTTGAAGGCAGAAGTGTCACAGAAAGTTTTACCATAGATAAATTAGAAGCAGGTCAATACTTAGTAGCAATTAGAGCAAAAAACAGACTAGGCGTTTATTCTGATTTTGCTACAGAAATATTTGAAGTTAAAAACTTTTCAATACTCCCTGATGTAAATACACCTGCGATAAATTCTGTCACAGAAGAACTATTTACTACTACACAAGGATCAGGTGTAAAGGCAAAAGCCATACTTACTTTTGGTGCATCAACAAATACAGAATGGGAAGATTTAGGCGTGACAATAGATCATTATGATGTTGAATTTAAAAAATCAACAGAAGCATCTTTTCAAGGTGCAGGTACATCGCAAGGCACTAATTTTGAATTCTTTGATATTGAACCTGCTTTGTATGAATTTAGAGTAAGAGCGGTTAATACTGTAGGTGTGGCATCAGCATTTTCATCTACTACTCAAAGAATCTATGGCTTAACCGCAGTACCATCAGATGTTTCTAATTTTTATTTAAGGGCAGATTCAAATACTGCTACTTTAAGTTGGACTCCAACAACAGACCTAGATGTGAAGATTGGTGGTAGTTTTGAGATTAGACATTCATCTTTAACATCAGGCGCAGTATGGGCGCAATCAACACAAGTAGGCGAAGCTGTATCAGGTATATCAAACACTGTAGAAGTGCCATTGTTAGTTGGTACTTATTTGATAAAAGCTGTTGATTCTATTGGTATAAAATCTACCAATGCAACATCTGTTGTTAATACAGTCACACCTGATTTATTTCAATCGCAAGTATTTTTAACAAGAACTGAAAATCCATCTTTTAGCGGAAGTAAAACCAACATGGTCGCAATTGACGATCAATTAAAGTTAGAAGCAGATACCTTGTTTGATTCTTTAGGATTGATTGATGAAGTAGGCTTGATTGACTCAGCTGGCGGTGTGGATTTATCAGGTAGTTATGAATTTGCAAACTATATTGATACAGGAATATCAGCAAAATCTTACAGACTAAGTTCTGCTTTTGCTTTTACGACTAATTCAACATCAGATTTTTTTGATACTCGTTCAGGAAACATAGACACATGGGATTCTATAGATGCTAATACTTATGATGATGTAGAAGTACAGTTGCAAATAGCAACAACCAATGACGATCCAAGTGGCTCACCATCTTGGTCTGATTTTCAAAATTTTAGAATAGGTAATTACTATGGTCGTGCTTTCAAGTTTAAATTATTAGTGACATCAGGAGATGTCACACATCAAGTTTATATCACATCTTTGTCTGCAACTTTGGAAGCATTTCAAAAAATAGATACACAACAACTTACATCTTCAACAAGTTCACTAGGCGTGACCTTTGGTGAAGGATTTTTAATTACTCCAAAAATTGCTGTCACTGCACAGAATATGGCAAGTGGAGATTTTTATGAAATAACAAGTGTTTCAAGCACAGGTTTTACAATTACTTTCAAGAACAGTAGTGGTACAATTGTCGCTAGAACATTTGACTATATAGCAAGAGGTTTTTAAATGGCTCAACACGATTATGATATAGCTAATCAATCAGGTGCAAACTTTAGGTCTGACTTAAATAATGCTTTAGATGCTATTGTGTCTAATAACTCAGGCTCATCTGCACCTTCAACAACATTTGCTTATGAATGGTGGATTGATACTTCTAACAATTTATTAAAGTTAAGAAATTCTGCAAACAACGCTTGGATTACTTTGCCTTTATCAATCACCGCAGATAATGCAACATCAGGTGGTTTGACAGTAAATGGCAATCTTGCAACCACAGGAACAGTAGATATAAATGGACAAGAATTAATTTTAGATGCAGATGCAGATACATCCATAACAGCAGATACAGACGATCAAATAGATTTTAAAATTGGTGGCACAGATGTTGCAACATTAACAAACAGTCATTTGGTTTTAAAAGGCACTACACCAAAAATTACTATTGGAGATGGTGGAGAAGAAGATACAGCTATTATATTTGATGGTAATGCACAAGATTTTTATATTGGCTCTGATGATTCAGCGGATGATTTAGTAATCGGTAGAGGATCAACAGTAGGAACAAATGTTGATATAGCACTTAATGGCAGTGGATACGTAGGAATCAATAATGATGCACCTGAATATAATTTAGATGTAAGCGGTGCTAGTGGAACTATGTCAAGGTTGGCTAGTGGTGGCAGTTCTACTTATCTTGCTTTGAAAAATTCAAGCAATACAGGATTTATAGGAATTAATGGATCAGCTTTAGAATTTTTTTATTCAGGTACAAGGGCAGGACAATGGGATGCAGATGGTATTAAATTTAATAATGACACAGCGGCAGCAAATGGTTTAGATGATTATGAAGAAGGATTGCATACAGTATCTATGACAGATTCAGGTGGTGGTGCAACTATAACTTTAAATACAAGTTATAATCAAATATCCTATACAAAAATTGGTAGGATAGTTCAAGTTTCAGGAGTCTTGTTGCCATCTGCTGTTTCAGGCTCATTTACAGGCACAACAGTTATATCATTACCTTTTGCTGCAGCAGATTTAAGTGACTCAGCAGGAAAAGGATTCATAAATGTTGAAACTTATAGCGTTGATTTCACTTCAGGAACTGCACCAGCAGGTCATGTTGGAGAAGGTACTGCGGCAGCTTCAATATTAGTGTCTGCTGATAATGCTGCTTATGGTCAAGCAAGAGTAAGCACATCAAGTCAAATTTATGTAGGCGGTACTTATATAACAGATGCTTAATAATTTTTAATACGAGGAAAAAAAAATGGCAATAACAAAAGAAACAGTAGTAGATAAAATTGAAGTGCTTGAAAAAGGTCAAGTACAAGTAAGGACTGCTACTAAGATAGTTGAGGATGGCAAAGAACTTAATCGTTCTTTTCAAAGGCATGTTTTAGCACCAAGCACTAAAAATGGTGATACTTGGTCAGATACTGACGTATCTGGAGAAGATGCGAAAGTACAAGCTATTTGTAATGCGGTATGGACTACTGAAATTAAAACTGCTTATCAAGAAATGATTGATGCACAAACAATCTTGGGAGAATAAAGTGCCAAATATCAAAGTTAAAAACGACAATGGAGATGTAGAAGAATACAGCAAAGAAGATATGACCGATGAACAAAGAAGTTTATTTGACGATCTTTTAGCCTTACAAAAAAGATGTGTTGAGATTGAGCCAATGGCTAGAGAATTTGCAGATAAAAAACAATTGGTTGATCTAAAATCTCAGTCTTTATTAGAAAGCCTTAGAGGTATAGGAAATGCCGAGAAAGAAAGCGACAGCGAAACCAAGACCATCGACTAAAAAGCCAACTGTTGAACAGGTAGCTAATTCTTTGGACAGACATGAAAAGGTTTGTGAACAAAAGTGGAAG